GTGTCTACCGCACTGGGGTCAATGCTATCGTAGACTGCATCTTCTTCAAGGATTATGCCGTTGCGGCTAGAAGCGGCTATCTTCTCCCAAGTCCTAAGATGGCTTACCGCACACCCAAACTCCGCAATTAGCAGAGGCCTGTCAAGTATAGGATCACGCCACTGTGTATCTCTTACACAGCCTGTCTCCTTCTCTACCGTATTCCAGTCTTTTCCCCGTGCATCATACGCAGACCCATGCAAAGAAATCTGATATATTATTGCCACCTTGGCCCCTCAAACCAAGCAACAAGGCTTTTTCTTGTGCCGCTTGTTATTGGCAAAACTCTATGCTGCAAATAGCTTGGGAAAACTAAAACAGTTCCCTTTGCGCGAGATGAAGCGTCTGGCGTTTGACATTCTGCAAACTCAAAGCCGCCACCCTCATATTCACTTGGGTCTGAAAGCTGAACCGTAACGCTCAACTTCCTATCCCTCGCCTCGTTGCCATCCCAGTTTACATCTATGTGCCAATCGTAATGACCGCCCTTAGTAGCGTGATATTCTGTAAACTGAATGTCGCATATATTCTCCACTTGGAAATGAAAGGCATTATCGTTTGCAGCCTTAACATATTTCCAAAGAATATCTTGAACCGCTATGTTGCCGCTTAACCAAGCAACATCGCTTGACCTTACCCTTGTATCCGCGTTGTTAAAGGTTTTCGCCGCTTGTGTATTGAGCTTAGAGGCTTCTGTAAAAATCGTTGAAAGGTCTGTGTCGGATAACCCGCCAGACCACATTTGCCAATTAAGCCGCATCTAAAACGCACTCCTTTGCAATCTTTAAAAGCTTCTTGTTCAATCCAGATAATTTACTCTTATGGTATAACTTTGAAAGAGAGTTCTTTGTTTCAAGCTTTTTAAACCCCACCATTTGAGAAGAAATTATTTCAGCTTCTTGGTTCCATATAACCCTATTTAAATTCACTGTTTTACCAAATGAAATATAAGCCAACGGATCTCCCTGTTTAATTAAAAAGGGTTCGTTTACTATGGAGGCTATAGATAACGGCCTAAACCAACTGCCAATATCGTATGATCCTGCTACACCATAAATTTTGCTTTTATGTAAAAATGGGGGAAAAATTTTCAACGAACAGCTTTCGCTGGCAAAGAACATCCATAGGTTTTGGCTTAACATTTGGAGCAAATTATCAACGTGCGTTTGGGTTCCTTGTTCAATCGTAGAGTTAGAAACAAATCTTCCGTTATCCAAATCTGCCATTACCCCGTGTTCTTGGTCAATTCTGATCTCTAAATCAAAAGGGCTTTTTAAAACAAAATATTCATTGCAAAACTTAACAAATGAAGGGCAATGAAGAAGTTCTTTAGATTTTAAACTAACCCTCAAATCACCCATCAATGGCTCAATAGGCTGACCATTTAATAAAAAAGGACAATTTATGCTTGGGCCATAGTAAACATCAATCACTAATATCTCTCCCTTTATGCCAATTATACCTCCTATAATAATCCATAAAATGTGCGAATGTATTGATAGGAACCCTTTGATCAACCGCCAATGCCACCTCCAAATCAAACTTTTCCCGCTTAACTGGAATAACTTGGCAGATTGGAGTTCCCGCCTTTATGATGTATTCATCACTGTTTAGATCAGAAACAAAGAATGGGAACGCGACAGGGTTATAATACCTGTCTGTGTCAACAATAGCCTCGAATAATGTTATAGGGCTGGAAAAATTATTTGATGGATTTTTAAAGATACAAGAGTATCCCTTGGGTGTTGTTATTGCCCAAGGAGAAACCAGCTTAAATATTTCATCAACAGAGCTAAATCGCCCCTCTAATTCAACTTGAGACCTAAGATGCGTTTGAATTTCACTACCAGAATTTTCTGGAAAGCTGATGCTAAGGCCAACATCTCCAACTTCCACAGTATCAACAATCTGACCAAAAATATATTTACCAACAAAGTCTTTTGGGTTTTCATTCTTCCTTAAAAAGAAAGGTTTTTGATTTAAAACTTGCCCGCTCTGAGACCTAAAAGCTAATTTTGGTAGTCTTTCAATTTTTAAATCAGCCCACATCGGAATTGTGTAACCCGCAGACATACTTTCTAAGAAAGGTATACACTTTTTTACTGAAAGAACATCTTCGTTAAGAACCACAGAACTAGATCCTTTTGTTCTTGGAATGATTGGCTTCATTCTTTTGAACCACTTGGGAAGAAAATTACTTGATGGTTCGACCTTGTGCATTATACCGCCGACAACAGTATGAAACGAAATTTTGTTTTTTTGTTTAAAAATAACTAAGCCCCCCCGCTTAATATTTTATTGGACCTTAAATATTGCGGTTTTTAAACCAGAACCCCTACAACCTATACTCCAAGATCCATTTGTTGAGAAGTAAGTCATATGCTGTTGTAAAGCACCACCACTCACGGTTACTACATATCCATTAGAATAAGAAAAATTGTTTGAATTATTACTAACAGAAGACCATTGATTGTTTGCCTCATTGTAAACGTATGGGGCATTGTGATCGTTATTTACCATTGTATAGCCGCCGTTTACATTATTTCCAACAGGAAGGTATCCAAAACCCCAACTATTTCCCCCAGAAGCTTGCACAACAAGATATTGTCCAGCAGCGTTTTGGTTATGGCTAACATTAACACCATACCCTGTATTATTGGTCACTAGAAATTGGGCGGCGTTTGAGTTAAACGCGGGACTTCCGCTTGGCCCCGTTGGACCTGTTGGGCCTGTTGGGCCTGTTGGACCTTGTGACCCTGTTGGGCCTGTTGGGCCTGTGCCTCCTGTCGGGCCTGTGCTTCCAGTTTGACCTTTTTGCCCTTTTTGCCCTGTCGGGCCTGTGCCACCTGTCGGGCCTTGCGAACCAGTTGGGCCTGTCGGCCCTGTTGAGCCTGTAGGCCCTGTGCTACCAGTTTGACCTTTCTGCCCCTTTTGACCAGTTGGGCCTGTGCTGCCTGTCGGCCCCGTAGGGCCGTTTGGACCCGTGGGGCCTGTCGGTCCAGTTGGACCTGTACCACCAGTATTACCTACTTCACCCTTCTGGCCTTTCTGACCAGTTGGTCCTGTGGGGCCTGTGGGGCCTGTACCACCTGTATTACCGACCTCGCCCTTTTGACCTTTTTGCCCTGTTGGGCCAGTAGGCCCTGTGCCGCCTGTTGGGCCAGTTGCACCTGTTGAACCCACTTCACCCTTTTGACCTTTTTGGCCTTGTGGACCAGTCGGGCCTGTAGGGCCAGCACCACCTTGTGGGCCAGTTGGACCTGTCGGGCCAGTAGGCCCTGTCGGGCCTTGTAGTGCTGCATTGGCAATAGTCTGCTTTTCCCAAGTAGATGCACTCACATCATAAACAGGAATAAGATCAGAAGAACCCGCATCTGTGCCCGTAGCAAAACTTGTGAGAGAAGACCCCACATTCGCGCTATCTGTTACGTCAGCATTAGTTTCTATGGTATCTAACTTTGTACCATCCGTTGCGATATCGCGCCCATCCACGGTGCCCGTTACAGCCAAGTTACCCGTAACCGTAGCACCAGAAGATGTAGCAGCAACTTTGGTGGACCCTGCGTTCTGCAAGATATTTAAGTCACTGGCTACCGCACTAATAAAGACAACAGCATTCCCCGCGAGGCTGATGGCGTTACCTGAGTTTGAACTCTCTTGCACGTTTCTTGTAAGAGTTGTGCCAGAAGTGCTGTATGTACCAGTACCTATTTCAAAGTTATTTACTTCTTCAATAACATATTGCACCACATCGCCGTTGTTCACACCAGCGGCTGCAAAGCTCTGAAAACCAGTAGATGCACTGCCAAGAGTAATGGTCCCAGTACCCGTGGTGCTGGTTGTCATCTTGGCTCTGTTAAAGAGCTTTGCCATGATACTGCCTTACGCTAGTTGAATAACACCGTTAGTTGGGCTGAAGTCTAAGGTGAATGTATCACCGTTGTTCAACGTCAATGAGGTGCCATAATCATAATACCCAATAATTGGATCTGCTGGAGAAGTAACCGTGTCATCGAAAATATAAATGTAACGGAATGGGCCAACAGTACCAGAGGCAGTTAATGTTAAATCTGCTACCACAAGCTTGTATGTCCCGCCAGTTTGGGATGATGAGCTTGTAGTCAGGTTGCGAGAAGAGCAGTTGCTGTAACTAATCTGCGTTAGATTGCCCACGATACCATTACCGTCTGATGTTGGGTTGCTTGATTCACTTCCCGGCGCAGTATTTGTTAAGGCCACTGCAAGCTGATCGCTTGCAAGATCCATGTTGTGGACTGCGTTTACCACAAAATCGTTTACTTTGTTAAAGCTCGCCATTTAGATAACTCCTATCATGCTATGCGAATTATAGCAGATGTGGCATCCGCTACGGGGAATTGTATTTCAAAGGTACTATCACTAGCAACCCTATCGCTTCCAAAGTCTAACACAGCAACAGCTTTATTGGAAGCACTTGCGTTATAGATCAGCGCCCCCCTTGCTGTAAAGCTTGCGTCAGTCCATGAAATATTGTCAAAGTCCACAATAGCAGTTGTGCCAGAGGTCTTTGGAAATGTAGATGTCACTGTCAACGGCTTGCCCCCCGCAGTGTATGCCGTTCCAGATGTATTGGTTATTTCGTTTGTCGTACTATACACAGTTGTATCCGCACCCAAAGAAGCCGCGCTAGAATACAAAGCTATCCTGAACGTATGTGCATCAAAGTCATGCTCTGCCTGTAAAAGCTGAAGCTTAAAAGACGTACATGTTGTTTGAATTATTGCCATACCTTATCTCCTACGCGGCAGGTCGCCTGTATGTATCAGTTCTCAACTTGGCACCCAAAGAAGCCATATTGATAAGGGCTGATGAATATCTTTCATTATACAACTGAACCATATCGCCTTCGCCCTTCATAAACGTATACGCTTCTATAAGAGATCCGTAAAGCAATGTCGCCTCCGCATTGTCGCCAAGCCAAGATGTGCCAGAGGTAACAATAGAAGGCGGGTCATAATAATAATGCAACTCCAAGTCGTACGCTGCATCAGGTGTAGGGCCAAGCAAGAAGTTGCCATTACCTGTAGCGGTATCCCCATCAAATATTGCGTAATACTGTGGCAACCCCTGCACCGTGGTATCGGGGTAGGCTTCCCGCACAAAGTTTACCTCTTTATCCAAAAGGTAAGTGTAGGTTGTGCCATTTATAATAGCCAAAGAGAACGTGGCTAGAAAGTCATCAGGCCTCGCAACATACTTATTGCCAGCGTTTACATTGCCTGTGACGTTTCTGCGTAGCTCTGGAATGGTGATATCCCTAAAGATCCGCTCTTCAGCCTGACGCACAAAGTTAGGAATATTGGTCACAAAGGTACTCTCTGTGTTCTCCGTATAGTCCTTGATCGCTTGCGTCAGTTCTGAATAGTTCATTTGAACTTTCCCTTATGATATTCTAAACTTGCCGCCTTGAGTGGCAGCACCCATGCCACGGCAGCTACCACCATCGCGCATTTTCTTAACCTTGCCGCCATAGGCCATTTTGCCTTTTCCATCAGCAGCGTAGAAAGGGACGCTATCGCCGCTTTCGTTCTTCACCATCTTTAAGCTGCCGCCATCGCGCATGGCAATAGGCTTGTTACGCATCATGTAACCACCGCCCATTTTGTACTGGACTTCTTGATCTGTATCTTTAGCCGCCTTCTTAGCTGCCTTCATGCCCGCTTTAGTATACGGGAACTTTTTATTTCCGACCTTTGGCATACCAAACTCCTAAGTTATGCTAATATTAACAGTTCCAGCCTCTGCTGTCATGTACTGCGCGTCATTCCACACAGGATTAAAACCAAACAAGCCACGACTCTCTTGTAAGGATGTGTCTGGTCTTGGATTTCGTAGGGATTGTGGGTCAAATATCTTCAACCTACCTAAAAAATTCTGTGGCTGATCTGGGTCTACCACATCACGGCCTACAAGAAACCCCGTCCTAACACCGTTGTTAAACTCAGGAACAAGGTCAGACAGAGGGTATCTAAACCCTGTCTTGTCACAGTAGCCAAAAGCATATTTGCCTCTTGCGTAACTCATCCTGCACCCATCATAAACGTGTTAAATGGAACAAACCTAATTGACGCTGTTTCTTCGTCCTCGCCAGCAGCAAGCTGGAACTGGAACTCATACTCTTGTTTTAAGCTAGCTGCCATCTGGGGATTCTTCTTCATGGCAAGATAATAAGCCATGCCAGCCACCAAGCAAGGAACGAACCGTGGAGGCACAGATGTTACTGTGGAACCCACACCAGATGAGAGGCCATCAATACCTTTTAGCCTAAAATAAGATATCGTGTATGTTGTTGTGCTGTCAGGCACAGGCCACAGAGTTACTTTTGTTTCTGTTGGGAGCCTTTGGACGTAGATTTGGGTCGGCCTACCTTGCGTGTTTTTGTTTGTTTGCTGCGCGTAGGTTGCGACACTGACTCTTTCGAGCGCCGTATCGACTTGGCTGGTGCCTGTTCCGGTGCGGATTTGGTGTTCGATAATATCAATTGTATCCGCAGGGAGGGTATACGTTGCCGTACCCGCTGTAACAGCGAGCGTACCCGCCTCAATAGTGAAGAGATTAAGACCACGGTTCTGCCACTCCAATGTTAAAAGGTTTAGACTTCTTCGTGCGGTTTTAAGATCGTATCCAGTACGCATTTCAAGGCCAGCCCGTTCATAGGCTTCCTCAAATATTTCTGGCATGTCTGGGGTTACTACAGCCATTATGTCACTACGCTCCTAAACCGTTTGGTTTTTTCTGCAATTTTCTTGGGCTGCTTGGCAACCTGCTTACCCTTCTTGGTGGCCTCGCGCTTCTTCTTAGTAGTAGCGGCGTACTCCGCAGACGTCAAAGATTTGATAGCCTTCTCAGGAAGATATCGCTCGCCCGTAGCCTTGCTCCCTTGCGTCGATGGCTTGCCAGACTTTGTTCGCCACTTCTGCTTTGTCCAAGACTTCAAGCTTTTCTGTGACTTCTTGAGCGCCATTAGTCTCTATAGCCCCCACCCGCTTTTTTATAGGCCTTCGCGAGCATTTGGGCTTTTCTTGCCGACCATTGCCCCGGCTTACCGCCCTTACCACCAGCTTTGATACGGTTAAATATACGCTTTCTTTTCTCTGGTTGGGTGTAGTTGCCAGCTTCGTTTACACGACTTTTAGATTTTTTCTTTGTTTTGCCGCCCTTACCCATGCGGATAAGCTCAAGATCTTTGGCATCATCGCCTGTAGAAACTCTGTTCCCTACAAGTTGACTGCCCATCTGAGAACGAGAGATAGCCATTTAGCACTTCCACCTTTTTCTAGCTTGGCGCAGCCTACTATTAGGATCTTTTGCTGCTTTAGGGAACTTCTTCATTTGCCCAGCAGAACGCGCACAGAATGATTTACGCCTTTTTGCATCCTTGCTACCCTTTTTAACCTTGCCTGTAACAGCAGTTTGTAACTTAGATCCGGGGTTATCTCTGCGGTACTTGGCAACACCTTTCTTTGTCATACCCGCCCCAGACTTTGTGGGGCGTTTATGTCCACCTTTTATGCTGTGGCCCTTCATAGAGCCTTTCTTTTTCTCAGCCATGACCTACTCATAAAATACTGTAACGCTTACGTTTGATGGTAGGGAAGCGTACACTCCATTCTTAACCAGAATGCCATCGCCCGGTATGATTATATCAACTGTACTTACAGCTTTTTCATCAACCTCAAGCAAAACTGTGCCTGATGCCGCAGAAGCATTATCATAAAATATAACATCACCTGAACCTCCAGATGACGTATTCACAACCACACCTCTCAGTCTGGCCCTTCGATCTACAAGGACCGCTGAAGTATGCGAGTGTTTAGATAATACGTCATTACCAGCCATATCCTACTCCAGTAATAGAGTTACCACCGATCCCGTGCCAGACAACGCAGATACATATGCACCGTTGTCTGCAAGGATTCCATCATTTGGAAGGAACACATCATTCCATCCCGCTGGGAGAGTTAGATCCAACAGAGTGTCTCCTGATGCGGAGCCATTCTTAATGGTAAAGGCTGTAATGTTAGTGGCATACACTAAAATGCCCTGTATCCGACTTCGTGAGGGGCCAACGACCCCTGCACTAAATCCTGATGTTGAGACATTAAATGCCCGTATTTCTTGACCAGCCATCTAGGCCTCCTTTAAGCAAGGTTATTATTCTGAGCGTACAGAATAGTAACACGAACTTCACCCGCAGTTGTGGCGGCAGAGTTTGTTACGGTCAGACGTATATCAGCAGAACCTGTATCTTCCCATGCTAATGCTGCACCCGCTTGGGTGGTCGGATATTTGCGACCTGCGGTTGTTCCAATAGCGTAAGTATTAAGGATAGATGTCGCACCACCTACGGTGTCACCAACGCTCAGATTAGTTGCATCACTTGACGCGGTAATAACGTCAATCACACAGTCAATAATCTGTGAGTTTGCTGGAATAACAACGTCAGTTACAGACGCAGCTAATGCACCGCCAGCTAAACTTGCGGCAAATGTCTGAGACATTACAACTTGTCCGACATTTGCAAC